CGTTGTACTTATCAGTCTCCACGTCAAAGCAGTAGACGGGAAATCTCATTGCTCGCTGTCTTGGTGTAGCGATTGTAGCCTTAGCCTGATAGCCCTTGAAGATTGGGCCCTTGGTGCTGTCAGTTCCATCACGGAACATAATGAACTTATACCCTAAGTATTCTTGGCTGCCAGTAGGTTGGTTGGTAGTTACCTCAACCGGCGGAACATTGGAGCTGTATGAAATCAGGTCATACTCTGTGCCAGCTTCATCAACAGTTTCAAGAGTCATTGAGCCGTAGGTAAAATCACCTCGGCCAAGCAGACGCTTGAAGTTCTTTGGCTCTAGTGTATTGTATCTGATGTAGCCTGTCTGAATATATCCATCAGGCATTAAGTCTGTAGCTGACTGGATATTGATTGAACCAGTCTCATTAACCACAGCTAAAGCAGATGTTACTGCTGTAGATGCTACGTTACCCGCAGTCTTAGCATAACTAAATGTTGTAGTTGTAGCAGAAGTTACAGTATGTTGACCATTGAATGTTGAGTCAACACCTTCTACCCATATGCTGTCACCTGTAGTTAAGCCATGAGCTGTTGCTGTAGTTAGTGTAGCTACATTGCTTGTCAGTTCTTTGTTGGTAATTGTGCCACGTCTAGCTGCTGCAGTAACAAAGATAAGTCTGTCAGTAGCACCAGCAAATGCACAGCTGGTTGTGTTATACCCAGTTACTCCATTGTCTAACCATAAGTCATTGGCATAAGCAAACTGTAGTCCACCCAAGTCAGTACCCAAATCAATACGGGTTACACCACCCTCACCTGCTACACCAGTTGCAGCCCAGGCATACTTGTCGCGGAATGCAAACTCGTATACAGGCTGTGTTGTCTCAACCAGGATAGGGCCATATGTAATAGAGCCGGCATCATCTACCGCAGCAATGCGGATACCCTTGCTTGTACCAATAAGCATGTAGCCTAGGTAGTATTCAATCTTGTAAATCTTCTCACCGATTGGCATCTCAGCTGCAGTAATGGCTGAGGTAAGGCTTGGCATTGCACCGGTTGTATTGCTTAGCGTAAACTTATATATGAATGATTGTACACCACTGAAGCCTGCTACATAGATGGCAGTACCTGAGGCTGTAATGCTTGTGAATACAACGTCAGTATCTGAGTGGGTATACACTGGGCTAGGTAGTGCAGAAGCAGAGCTAGAGAACTCATAGATTCTGTTGTTGATAGCCATGACAATACGGTCTTTGACGTACTCCATGACGCCCTCGGATACCACAATGCCGCTACTATTGAATAGCTGCACAGCAGCAGTAGATGCGTTACCAACTAGCGGCTTCTTATATACAGCAGTCTTGTCAACACCAGCATCAAGGATGCGGGTAACCCAGTAAGCATTAACACCATCATCGCAGATGGCATATACTGGATAATCTGTACCAGCATTGTATTCCACAAAGTGAGTAAGAGTTCCATCTACAGCAATCTTGTCAACATCATACTCGTCCCATAGCAGGATGCCATCGGTGTTGCTCCATTGAATTGTTCTTGCTGCTTGGAAAGGTTTGCCATTAGACTTAACTGGGCCAGTTGTGTAGTGGTGTGGATTAGTTTTGTTTAGCAGTGTCACCTGTCCAGGTGTCCATACATCTACACCACGGCTGTCTTTGAATCGGGATGTACCTTCGCCGGGTATAAGAGCTGGGTCATAGAACTCAATACCGGTTCCTTCATGGAATGAAGACTGACTCCTAATCCACCAACCAGTTAAACTCTGCTCTCCTGGCTCTGTCTGATTATCAAACTGTTCCTTACGATAAGGCGCAGTCTGACGGATGTAAGGACGCTGGTCGGATATTGCATAGATGAACGGCATGCCACCAATAGCAACATCGTATGCTACATCTGTGTTCTGCCATACTGAGGTGTCAGCAAGGACACCGACATCAACAGCAATAGCCCGCGTTGCACGTCCCTCGGTAATATCACGACCAGCCACTTATTCTCCTAGCCTTGTAGTTCTTTTAGTTTGTCTTTCAAATATTCGTTTGACCAGTACAGTGAGTAGTAGTCAAAGTCAAGAGAGAATCTCTTCATATGCTTGACTGTAGCGCCAGTGTGTGCATATAATGGAATACCTGCTGCCTTCATGCGGCGGAAGAAAATAATATCCTCGCCAACAAAATGGTCATCATCTCCGTCACCAGTCTCCATGAACATACCCTTGCCAGGATGTGCTTCACGCAGCTTAGGTATGATTGACTTGTGCATCAGCACAAAACCGAAGCCAGCATTGTCAATCTTAACTACTTCATTGTCGGGTAGTGGGTGTAGATATTGAATCTGAAACTCAGATATGTCGTTGAATAGACAAGGGAAGGGGCGCATAAGGCTGCCCTCATTCTCCTTAGATATAAAGTAAACACCGCTAACAACAGGGCGATTAATCTTATCTGCTGTCTGCCATAGTTTCTTCATACTGTCTAGGTTCAATACAATATCTGAGTCAACCCAGAGTAGCCAGTCTGTCTTGATGTTATCAGCCCAATGGTCAAACAGTACTTGGCGTTGTCTGCCAATCTGATTACCTTGCACCCTGATTGTAGTATGTATTGGCATACCATTAGGTCCACCAGCAACTAGTGCTGTGGCTAGTCCTTCTGTGAATTTGCCATCGGTGGTGCCGTTATCGCACCAACCGAGGGCTACTGTATCTGACTTTCCTATCATTGTCCCCTACTTTCGTTATTCTACTACTGGTTCAGTAACTTCTTCTATAGTCTGCTCTGGAATTAAATCTAAGCAATCACCATAAGTAAATACTTGACCATCCCAATAGTAACCGAAATTAGCGTCTCCAGTGGATTCGGTTATTTCAATAGCAATACCTTCTCCGTGAAAAGCAATAGCAGATTCGTAGTCTTCACAAAGACTTACATTCATAACACGAGTTTTATCTTGATTTAAAAGCGCAAATCTTTTTGCCATAGTTTCTCCTATTTAATATCTTGTCTAAATTTATGACCATCCCATACATCACCTATTTTAGCGTGACCTCGGAATTCATTGTCCCATTGTACTAACGAGATTTCTACTTCATCTTCTAGTGGGTGAGTAAATAGTTCGGGCGGTCCTATATGTTTATCAACAACTATATTGTCAATAACTACCGCCCAAACCGTTACTTCTTTTGGCTTTAATGAATCAAGCATTTATTTTAATAAAAAATAAGGCAGACTCCATCTCCGCCTTTTCCTGAAGTTTTTGAACCAGTGCCAGATTGGTGACCACCAGCACCTCCACCTCCACCACCGCCTAATCCACCTGCTCCTCCACTGCCTCCAGTAACAGTAGTATTGCTACTTCCATTAGTGCCAGCGCCGTAAATACCACCACCACCACCACCACCTGGTCCGCCGCCGTCGCCGCTTGTTGAGGTAGCGCCACCAAGACCAGATAAATAGTATGCACCACCGCCGCCAGCGCCGCCATTACTGGAGTTATATCCTCCTCCACCACCACCAGAGCCAGCATACTTTCCGCTTGCGCCCATTTCACCGTCAGCAGCACTACCTCCTACGCCACCTCTAACAAAACTAGCATTTGTACCAGATGCAGTACTCCAAATTGTTCTTGGACCACCATAAGTTGTTTGTCCAGAATCGGCAAGCCAGTCGTAAGGCGTTCTTACTGTTGGGTCAGTAAATGTATTATACCGATTTTGTACAGTAGTATTTCCAGTATCTTGAGAAACGTATTGAGCCAGAAAGTTATGGTCCCATCCAGCCAAACCATACATTGTTATTGACCCTTGAACATTTGCTGGTTGCGCAGTCATAGGGGTAGTATTAAAACCACCACCTGAACCCCCAATACCACCAGAGCATCCAAATATTTTATAATATGAATATATTCCAGATATTGTAGGGTCTCCAACGTTTGTAAAACATAAATTACCTGTACCTGCGGCTGAACCAGCAAAGAATCCTTTTTGCCCTCCACAGGCAACTATATATTTTGTATTACCTCTACCATTAGTAAAAGAAGCCGCGTTAGAACCGTAATTAAGTGGACTAAGAATATAAGATGGATTTCCATCATTACCGTTTGAACCGCTAGTGCTTACTGCTGCACCACCAGCGCCAATCTGTATACCAAGCCATTGAGCAAACATAGTTCCAGCAATAATACCACCTGCACCACCGCCACCACCACCATTTGTAAAACCACCGCTAGAGGCATTTCCACCACTACCACCACCACCAGCAAGCATCACAAATATTTTACGGGGTTGACCTAATTCAACATTTTGAGTTGATGTAATAACACGACGTAAAGAAAAACTAGGACTGCCACTAGGATATACATTAATTCCCATTTATACTACCTCTACTCCGCTAATATGAAAGTTAATTGCTGTTGTTGATGCTGAACCAGTAATAGTTTGACCAGAAGTCAATACTTGTTTTAAGTCAATAGAGACAGTTTCATTTCCATTAACAATTACTCCAGAAAATGCAGCAATACCATTAAAGTTGATGGTAAAAGTGCCAGCAGATACTGAAGTATTACTTGCCAAAATATTTGTTACAACAGCAGTGCTCCCTGTGGTTGTTGTATATAACGTTGTATTTGTAGTCGCAGCAGCAGTTCTGCTGAGGACTTTAGATATTACAGCCATTAGTTACTGTATTCCTTTCGGTTAGAGGTATGCACCCATTATTACTTGTTGTTCTACTTCTTCTAATTCAGCAGTTGTTACACCACCAGAAGCCGTAGCCCAGGTAGGTACTCCGCCAGACACTGTTAGCACCTGACCGTTTGTACCGATTGCTCGCTTAGCAAGGGTGTTTGTTGCTGAAGCGTAAAGCAAATCACCAGTTGTGTAGGTAGACTGTGCAGTTCCACCATTGGCTGCTGGTAGTGTGCCAGTTACACCAGTGCTTAGTGAAACATTTGTAATTGTATTACTTGCACCAGAGATTGTTTTATTGGTTAAAGTTTCACTACCAGCCAAAGTAGCAAAGTCACCATCAGTAAGTGCTGTGTTAAATTGAGCAATAGTTCCGCTCACTGTATTGCTACCAAGAGCAATAGTCTTGTTAGTTAAAGTTTGGCTACCAGTCAAAGTTGCTACTGTAGAATCAATACTTAATGTAACATCACCAGATGTCCCGCCACCCGATAGACCAGTACCAGCAGTTACGCTAGTAATGTCACCAGGATTAGGAGAAACCCAAGCAAGTCCTGTTGTTGTTGCTGAGTCAACTGCCAAGATATATCCATTGGTTGAAGCAACTGTTAGTACAGATGGAGTAGATGCTCCGCTTGCTGAGATAAGTGAACCCTTGGCAGTAAGGATTGACTTGTCAATAAAGTTAGATGTATCAGGGGCTACTAAATCCCAGGCTGAACCATCATAAACCTTCATTGCTCCAACTACTGTGTTGAAGTACAACGCACCAGTTAGTAGTGGGTTGCCATCATTGTCTACAGTTGGGTCAGATGACTTGTCACCAAGGTATCTATCATCAAACTGGTCATAAGATGTTGCAGCAGATGCAGCACTTGTCGCTGCTGAGTTAGCAGATGTCAGTGCTGACGAAGCCGAAGTGCTAGCACTAGAAGCAGATGTAGCCGCTGCCGTGGCAGATGCGGCTGCGCTAGTTGCTGATGTTGCTGCAGCACTTGCAGAAGCAGCAGATGCTATAGCAGATGTATCAGCAGAATTAGCCGAAGTTAAAGCAGAAGATGCCGATGTGCTTGCAGAAGCAGCGCTAGTCGCAGCAGCGGTAGCGGATGCAGCAGCACTTGTTGCGCTAGTAGATGCTGCAGTAGCACTAGCAGCAGCAGATGTTGCTGAAGTAGCAGCAGCAGTTGCACTGGCTGCAGCAGATGTAGCACTTGTTGCAGCAGCGCTGGCTGATGTAGCCGAAGCAGTTGCCGAGTTGGCTGCAGATGTAGCAGATGTGCTGGCTGAGTTAGCGCTAGTTAAAGCAGATGAGGCAGAAGTTGCTGCTGAAGTAGCCGATGTGGCAGCAGCGGCAGCAGAGTTAGAAGCCGTAGTAGCAGAGGCAGCAGCGCTTGTAGCGCTGGTTGCTGCTGCAGTCGCAGAAGCCGCTGCAGAGGTTGCAGAGGTGGCTGCTGCTGTGGCTGAGGCAGATGCACTGTTGGCGCTAGTAAGGGCGTTAGAAGCGCTTGTAGAGGCGCTAGATGCACTTGTAGCAGCAGAGGCAGCACTGGTAGCAGCCGATGCTGCTGAGGTTGCTGCAGCCGTTGCGGAGCCTAAAATGCTATCTACGTAATCTTTAGGGGTAGCAGAGGTAGAAACCATACCTGCCGAGGACAGACCTGTAATTACTGGTGTACCTGATATTACAGGGCTAGTCAAAGTTTTATTAGTCAGGGTCTGAGTTGCTGAGTCAAGGACTACGGTACCTGTTGTATTAGGTAGAGTGATTGTGTTGTCCTGTGTTGGGTCAACTACAGTTAGGGTAGTCTCAAATGCGTCAGCAGTTGTACCTTCAAATACCAATACAGCACCTGCAGAAGCGGTGCCTGTAATTGTTGGGTCAGTGATAGTTGGGGCAGTAAGAGTCTTGTTAGTAAGTGTCTGAGTTTTTAGTGTTCCTACAACGTCACCTTCACCAGATGCAATGCCGTGCATTGTGTGAGGTTGGCCAGCTCCATCATTGTAAGCTGCGCTAGCTTCTGCGTGTAGATTAGCATCACGATAATCACGACCAATAGCCATGTGACGAACTACTGCACCTGCTGAATGCTCTTGAGCTGATGAGCCATCAATGGCTCGGGTAATCGTAAAGGTATTGGTAGATACCGCCGTGGCATCTACAATTTCTTCGAGAGCTGTATCTGGGTCGATGACCAAAGTAAAAGTACGACCTGCTGGGATTGTTACACCACCTAGCAAACCAGTTCCGGACACAACCGTGATAGAGGTAGCGCCTGAAGTAATAGCAGCAGTTAATGTAGTCTGCTGCGAGCGGGACGAGTATTGGCGAGTTGTCATCTATGTTCCTATCGGGTGTAGTGAACTCTGGTTGGGTACTGGGACTGTTGTGCCTTAACTTCTTCGTTGAGGCGTTGCTGGTAAAGTGCGTATAGTTGACGTGCTGCAGAGTTGGCAGAACCAAAGCTGCGCTTTGCATCAATCTCATCAGCTTGTGGGCTAATCTGAGAGGCACGTGCTGGGTCAAGATATGCTAGCAGACGATAGGCTGCACCTAGGATTACCACATCTTTTGCAGATTCAGATAGTCCAGTTACAGTTGAGAATACATCTGATGGGTTTGTCAGAGTTGATGGGCGTGTGGTGTACATTACTTTAACTGTACGTCCTGGTGTAATGTAGTCACCAATAGTTACTGTCTGGCTTCCGCTACCCCATACTGCAACATCTGCAAATGGGTCAAAGTCCCAACGACGAATACGAATCCACTCCTGGCTAGGACCAATGTCCTGCCACATCATAGTTAGGATATTCTCTATGTTTAAATCTTGGAATTCATAAGTTGTGATTGAAGCATTGAATGTAAAGCTGGTCTGCTTGACAGACATCAATGAACCACCAACTGCGTTGATAGTATCGTTGATAGCCTTCTTGACTGTGTAGCGTGGGAAGATTGGGGAGATAGTAACCTTAGCATCGACTGCATGTGTAGAAGCAGTAGTGCCTAGATAGCCTCTACCATATGGAGCAATGGTTGCAGTGTTAGCAACACGGTCAAATGAATCGACCCACATTAACTCATCATCAATCTCAATGATACCCTTACCCACGTTGTCAGTTGAACCAAGTTGCAGAATCAAAGGAGCGGAACTAGGAGATGTGAGGGTAGTCACAGCAGCAGTCAGATATGTGCTTCTGTCCTGCTGATATGTATATCCTGATAGGTTGATAAGGACTTCATCAACCATACTAGAGAAGGTAGTTGTCACAGGTTAATGCTCCTTAACGCGTCAGTCGGGGATAAATCTGTTGTTCCTGCAAGTTCATTGCAGATACCGCCAAGAGCCTTGTAATCATTAGGCTGACGATTGGCGTCTGCTTTCTTGTTTAGAGCAGCAATCAAGGCAAGCCCAGTAGTACCAGCATATACGTTTGCAGCCTTAGTAGGAGCAACGTAGTTTAGAAGTGACGGATATGTCCCACCATTAGCTAAGCGATTAAGCTCGCTAGTAAATGAACTACCTGCTGTGCCTGTTGCCATTATCTATACCTCGAAGTTTTCTTTGCTATTGATTTCGGTTGCTTAGAGAACTGTTTACCCTTACGTAAGTCTTCGCGCTTCTTCTCTGATGTCTTAGCATATTCAGAAGCTGATAACTTCTCACGTGCTTTCTTTGGAAGATATCTTTCCCCTGTGGCTTTCTCGCCTTGGGTGCTAGGCTTACCTGACTTGGTACCCCAGTCTTCCTTAGTCCACTTGCTTAAAGATTTTTGTTTGCTAGTCTTACTTCCAGAGTAGCCACCACCAGCCTTCTTGTATTCTTGCGCTACAAGCTGTGCTTTACGTGCTGACCATTGGCCGGGCTTACCGCCTTTGCCACTTGCCATAATCTTCTTCTTGATTCGCTCACGCAATTCAGGTTTGGTGTATGGCATTACCACTTCACCTTGTCAGCCCAATAGGCTGCTGACATCTTTCCCTTGGCAATATTCTTTGAGTGGCGTGCTTTGAATGATGCACGCTTCTTCTTCATTCTATCAGACTCTCCAGCCTTTGGCTTGCCTGCAGTCTCTGCACCTTGCTCGCCAAAACGAATAGTCTTTACTTTGTCCCCAACCTTTGCTACAACTACATGTGACTTTGTAGGATGGTTGGGAGTACGTTTCGGCTTGTTGAAACCAGATACGCCTGCACGAGCTAAGCGTGGGTCCTTCTTGCTTTTGTTTTCCATACTCCCTACTCCTTATTTCTTTTTCTTCAGTGCTGCGAGAAGAGCCTTGTCCATAGCTGCTTCACGCTTTTCTTCTAGACGCTCACGCTTCTTCTCGGCTGCTGAGTACTTCTTCTTTTCTTTCTTAAGTACTACAGTTACCTTGATTCCCTTTGAGCCTGATTTCTTTTTCTTAGCTGGCATTACTTCTTCCCCTTTTTCTTTGACATTCCTGCTTGGGACAAAGCAATTGCGATAGCCTGCTTACGGTTCTTTACTACCTTAGCTTTCTTTGGACCCTTTGGGTCCTTGCCTGCATGTAATGTGCCAGCTTTAAACTCACGCATTACCTTGGCGACTTTCTTATTAGCGGCTGCCTTCTTCACTTATTGCCACGCTTCTTTTGAATCAGGTTGCCGTTCTTGTCATAACGACGTCCCTGGAATAGGGCACCATAGAACTGGCCGGTGTTCTCTTCTGTTCGGCTAGAATCCCATTGTGAATATTCTTTCGCAACATTCTTTAGATATCTAGCAGCACGGCCGTATGCGCTACCTGCCATGTTACTTCTTCTTTCCCATCTTTTTGACTGCTGACTTCTTGGCTGACTTCTTAGCCATCATTTTCTTCTCTTCCATCTTAGCCATCTTCTTACCCTTGGCTGTGTATGGGAACTTCTTATCGCCTACCATTGGCATATTAGACTCCTAGTTCTTTCATTACCGCTGCTGATTGTTTATTGATTGCTTTGGCTGGTGGCATCTTGCCGGCATCATATGGTCGGCCTAATGTCTCACTAGCTTTTACTGCTTCCTGAATCTTCTTCATTGAAGTTCCAGATGGTTGAATGCCTTGAGCTCTAGCTTCTTTGTAGGCATCCAATTCTTTGTTGAACGCTTTGTTAGTCATAACTCTACGACTATCAGCGTCTCCTGCATTCATTTGGATGGACAATCCCTTGCACCCAAAGCATCCGTCCACAGGCTCAGGGTGATATTCCCAGTGCTTCATGCTTGTGTAAAATTATCCTCCGTGACTCCAACTCCACCAGCTATCAATGATGCTTTAGTGGCGTCATCTACCGTATACTGATATCCACCTCTGTACACTACTGGATAGTCGAGTAAGTCCTCGTCTACTGGATAACGAATCTGTGCCCAGTTACCATTAGTGTTTCTTACTATTGTAATACCTCTAGCAAGTTTATAGAAGTAGAATAGACGATGTTCACCAGCAGGCCCCTCGTCTACAGTAGGGGGTGTAAATATCCAATTTGTCATGAAGTCCCTTTCTAGTGAACTCACCCCGAAGGGTAGGTTTCAAGGCCTACCCTGCAGAGTCAATCAACTAGAGAGCAGCGATTGAGGAACCAGAGGTAATGCGATACAATGCCTCGTCACGGTATACTGCGAAGCCGAGTACGCCGTACCAGCCCATTGGGCGGAAGCGCATCAACTTATCAGTTACGTTACCGATAACTACGTGTGGCTCTTCAGCAACGGCTTCTGCCATAGCCTGAGCACCGCAGACGATTGTATTGAATACACGGGTTACTGGAGTTACAGTAACAGTTGTGGTTGCAGTAACTGCACCGGTGTTAGCTGTGTCTACAGTGATTGTGGTTGTTGAACCAGAAGTTGCAATTGCAGCAATCTTTGCACCTGAAGCGATACCAGTTCCAGCAATCTTGTCGCCAACTTCAGCACGTGAAGCGATGACGGAAGATGAAGCTACACCGAAGGTGAAGCCAGCTGAGGTACCTGCTACGGTTACAGCGGTTGTTGCAAGTGGGGTCTGGTCTGCACCAGTCTTAGCATTGTATAGACGTGGAGACTCTACGAAGAATGCACCCTCGTAATCTCCGATTTCGCCTGCCCAGATGTTGTTGACAGCTGGGTTTGATTGTGCGTGAACGAAGTTCCAGCCCATGTTTCCGGTTTCTGCACGAAGGTCGTGTGAAACTTCTGGGTGGATACCGGTCCAGTATAGTGAGCCACGGCGAGCCTTGGCCTTGTTAGCACGAAGCTTAGCAACTGCGCGACGGATGTCAGCGGAGTCAATTGTGTCAGCAGCATCTACGTTGGCATCAGCTGTTGCGTTGCCTGCATAGATGTTGTTTGAACCTGAGCGTAGAGTTGTCATTGCAACTGCATCGATGGAGTCAGCTAGGTTGTAAGCAATGATGTTTGCAATAGCTGGGTCTACATCTGCAAGTGAGAACAACTCAAGTGCACGGGTTACTAGAACTGCATTTCCGTACTCGTTTAGAGTTACGGTTACAGTTGTAGGTGTTGATAGAGACACTGCATCTGGGTCAGTTGTCTCAGCAAGTGTTGAAGTTACCTGGTCCAAATCGACGTACTTCTGTAGTACAACGGTTTGTCCTGGGAAAGCTTGGCGAGCAGGACGCTTATCTGCGACCGAACGGATTAGAGGTTCGGAACGGAGAGCGAACTCGAGAAGACGGTCATACGCCTTCTGTACGAGACCTGCGCCACCAACTGTACCGCCGAGCGAGGTGCTCGCGGTTGACGTATATTGGTTTGACATTAGTTTTAGTCTCCTAGACTATGAACGGATATTATTGAGAACGGAGGAGGGATAGAATTTCATCTGCGGACTGAGCCTGATTTAGTCTCTGGTCCAAGTCCATTCCTCTGTCTGGTGTGATTGCACCTTGTGTTAAAATGTCTTGCTGACGTAATGCAGCTAAGTCATTCTGATTTACGGGTGCCTCATCAGCTACCTTGATTCCAAACAAGTCTGCGTTATCCTCGAGCCAGCTTGACACTGTCTCCTCGTTAACTTCATCCAAGTCTTTCATTACAAGGCGTGCTGCTTTTTGATTCACACCCTTCTTTTCTAGGACTTCTTTTACGACTCGCTCACGCTGCGCCTTGGATAGTGTCTCAAGTTGCTCAGTAAGTTCCTTGATTCTCTTCTCATCTGCACGCTTGGCTTTGCGTAACTTCTTTAACAAGTCACTGCCATCACCTGCATATTGGTCCTGAGTATCTAGGTCGTCGTCTTCTTCATCCCAGTAGTTGTTGCTCATAGCAACGTTCCACCCTTCTATTGTAGTTAGTCGCAGGCCACAGTTCTGTTCGGGGAAACAGGCTGGCTCCTACTCTCGGTCTTATACGCTGACGGGGCCGATGGGTCCGTTCAGGATTCTAGAATTGTCCTCTTGAAGTCTGGCTCAAGGAAGTTCTTCCTAGTCCAGATTGTCCTGAGAACTGCGCTATTTCGCGCTGTGTTAGACGCTCACGGCGTCGTTGTGCTGAAGCCAACTGGTTGAATACTTCTTGTTCAGCTTCTGCTAAACCGTACTCTTCCATTGTTGCTCCATAAATTTGTGATAGCTTCTCAGCTGTAGGCAAGATGTTAGCGATAGTTGCATAACCTCTTTGTGCTTCAGCTTGTGTGACGCCTTGAGCTGCGAGCTGTTCTGCAACACCAACACCAGCATTGATTCCTTGGAGTCTAGCTGCTGTGCCAATTTCAGCTGCAGCAATCTGACGCTGAATCTTTTGTGCTTGCTGATTAGGGTCAAGAACATAAGCAACTAAGTCAGCCTGTCCGATACCATAGAAGTCACGTAGAGTACGAGCAACTGCAGGGTCAGCATTCTGTACACGCTGTACCGCCATTGATACTCTATCTGAAAGCTCAGCAGCTGAGATGTCATTCTCGATGAACTGACGAACATACTCATCATTATCAAACTGCTTTAGTCCATAGCTACGCAATGTCTGACGGTATGCATCCTCAACTCGGATATACTCACCAGGAGTCAGGGCTCGTAAGCCCTTCTTTAAGCGAACCTCATTAGCAGCAAAGCGCATCTTGTAGGCTTCAGATTGACGAAGCTCGACAGCAAACTCTGATGGGCTAACATTCTTCTGAATCAAACCACGTAGTGGTTCTACAAGAGCAGCCAATCCTAAGCCGTCCATCTCAGCATACAGTACATCGAATGCTGACTGACGCTCTGCTAAATCATTAGCAGCCTTGGTGGCTGCGGCATCAGTAGTTGACTTGTTGGTTAGTCCTGCGATTGTATTCTGTAGGCTTGCAATAATAGCTAGGAGTTCAGCATTGCCTCCACCTTGGCCATCATTGTTGCCATCACCAGATACTGTCTTTTGCTCTACACCGTTGACATAATTCTTACCCTGATATGCACCCGTGAATGGATTGCCATTATACTGCAATACGCCATTAACAACTGAATAGCCAGTAGGAGGATTGTTTCCTCCACCATCAGACGGCTTTGGTATAACTGATGTAGTTCCATCAGTGTAGGTAATTGTTATGCTTCCGTCTGGATTTGTCTTTCTTTCTTTTTCTGTCTTGCCACCAACAGTTGACATTACGACAGGATTTCTAACACCGGTAGCTGGGTCGACTACAGTGTTTGTACTCGGGTCATAAGCTGGATTTGGAGTCTTGGTTAGAACATACTTTCCACCAGGACCGCCAACTTCCTGTCTCCAGTTATAGTCGTACACATAGACGTCAGGCTTAGGTAGCGGAGGAAGTTTAGCCTCGGCTGCTGCCTTAGCTTTCTCCTGCTCCTCGAAATACTTTCTTCTACGCTCTTCGGAACGGGCTGCTACTTCTTTAGCAATTCGTTCTCTACGTTCTTCTGGTGTTTCTTTAGCCACTATAGCACCCCGAAATCTGTTCCGACTTGGTAGATAGCATTATATACAGACTCACGGGCATTATCGGTATACTGCCAACGTGCATCTTTTCTTAACTCTTGTTCAAACATCCATACTGGCATAACAGCTGGCTTGCCATCTTGTGTGTACTGTAAAGCCTTACGAAGCAATGGGTCATTCCAGTCAGCAGAGTCCGGGTCAATCTCTAGAATGTTGGCCATAGATGACTTGTATGCTGAACCAATGCTGTCTACTGATTCACCATTTAGAATCTTATCTGAGTACATTGGGAATGCGCTAGCTGAATCCTGGCGAATCTTCTGTTGGATATCAAAGGCTGTGGTTCTGCCAGAGAATACTTCCTCAGACCAGCGATTAAAGTCAGCGTCTGAGTACTTGATACCGAATGCTCTAGCATATGCACGCAGGTCAGCAATAGAACCACCAGTCGTACCACCAATAGCCTTGCCACTATTAAGAGCAAGAGCCTTGATATCAATCTGATTGTCTGTCTCAGCATTGTCATATGCAGCTTCAAGCATATCCCTAACTTGCTTGCTATTAGGGTCTAGCTTAATTCCAGCTGAAGTTAAACGACGTACCTGCTCATCAATAAATCTGTTAAGCTCTTGGGTGTATACACCGAACTGTCCGAGCTTTCTCTTAAGTCTCTTGTCAGATTCTGGCAGGGTATTAATGTAGTATTCGCTTTGCTTGAAAGCAAGCTCAGCACCAGCAATATCGTTATCTAGAAGTAAAGCCCAAGACTCTTGGAGTTTTGTATCGTTTGGATACTTATCCAAAAACTGCTTCATGAATCCAAATACTTTGCCAGCAGTTTGAGCTCTCTCATCCTTCTGAGCTGCGCTCAGTGCTGGTCGACCATTAGGATACTTAGCATCGAATGCTTCTTTGGCTTTAGTTCTCTGAGGGCCGGCAGGCATAGCATTGATGGCAGCTAATTCCTCATCATAAGCAATTTGCTCTTTAGTGTCTGCCACTTATTAGCTCCTCATCCATTGTGAGAAATAGTCAGTAGCTTCTAGGCTCTTAGCCTCAAGGAAGTCCTGATTATTTTCATTATAGTATTTATCAATCTTAGATTTTACCATAGCATCAGTCACGCCACCGGTGCGCTTAACAATCTTTCTACCGGTCTTAGGGTCAGTGGTAGTAGTTGTTGTCTCACCCTTCTGATACAATGCCTTAATGTCATTGAACAGATTCTGGAATACTGGGTCCTTGTCATCAGGCTCCTTGCGGATAACCTCGAATAATCTATTCTTTAGAATCTGACGTAGCTCAGCATCTCTTGGTACATCTAGGTATGTTGTAACATCTGGCTTACCGCCAGCTTTTGTTAATGACATATTCAGGATATCCATTGGGGTAAACTTAGGGCCTTTGCCTGCAGCATATAACTGGGCTGACTGCTGAACAACTGACTGCCATGTAGCATAAGCATCTAGCTGGGTAGCGTTTGAATTGCCTGCAGCAACTAGAGCGTTAAGAACTTTCTTTTGTACAGTCTTGTCGGTCCAGAAAGAGTTAACAACATCATTGGTCATAGCCACATTGTCCATCTTGGCTGTGTACTTAGCACCAGTAGGGCTAACTTCTGTGCCCTTCTTCTGGCCTTGATAGACTAGAACACCAGCTCCTACGCCACCGCTTGTGAAAGCCTCAGGCGATATGTTAGGAATGGTATTTCTAATCTCATTCCAAAGCTTGTCATCTACACCAGTTGGAAGATTTCTTCTAGCAGCATCTTCGGCCGAAGCTCGCTTTTGTTTATCAGAGATAGGCTTCTGCTCAATGCTTGTAACTTCTTTACGTAGCTCTGCTACTCTTTTACGAAGACGAGATACCTCTTTGGTTGCCTTTTCAATACCAGGAGTTGTGTCCTTGTTTTGTAATTCGGCAGCCTGCTTGGCTGAAGCAAGGAATGTTTCAGCTTTACGGAGCTTCTCTTGCTCCGCTGTTAACCGTTCTTGTACTGTCGCCATATCACATTTCGCTATCTAGGTATCTGTCGAATATCATATCTCTTGATAGATATCTTTCGTATATATCAGCAAACTCTACGTCTCCGCCTTTTAGTTGGCTGACATAGAAATCAAACATCAGTCTCAGGTCCGCATTTGCCTTGGCATCTAGACTCTTGACCGAGCGAGCCTGCAACTTTCTAGCAAACTCATCTCTTATTTTAAGGTATAGCGCAACTGATTTCCAGGTTGGGTCATCAGCATTGTCACCCATAAAGGTTGGGTTAGATACAATCTTGCGTAGACCTACGATTGTCTTGGCTGTTCTAAGGCCATCAACATCCTTGTAGTCTTCAAACCAAGCCGAAGGAACATTGGTTGATTCTCCAGTTACTGGGTCAATCTCAGTAGCTAGAGCATCGATAACCGCTGCTTTCATGTTCTTCAAATCTTCAGCACCATTCTGCTCGAAAGATGTTAGGCCACGCTTCTGTAGTTCTAAGTCTAACAAAGCCATAGCCTTGCGGTACTTAGCCCATCCTTCACGAGCCTGGTTCTGACGAGCTGCCTCAACAGGTGTCTGCTTGCCACGGAACTTTTCAGGTGTGCCAGGGGAGATTGATGTCTCTGACTGCCACCAGTAAGCTGTAGGGTTGTACTTAGCAGCATTGCTGCCACGGGTAATCAAACCAATCAGAGTCTGGTCATCGCCTGCCACATCGGCAATCAAGCCCTTGTAGCGCTTAGCATTCTGTACATCATCCATTGTAGCACGTGAACCTGTAGGGTTCTTGGACAATGTAGTAGCAAATGAGAAGTACTCAGGGAAATCATCTAGGAACTTAGCGTCAGCTTGTAGGCCATACTGCTGTGAGTATTGACGCCACTTGTCCATATAGAAGCGGTAAGGGCTGTCAAACTGCGGAGCAAATGGTAGAAGCAAGGATGCAGCTGTACGCATATTGTAGTACGCGTTTACCTTCTTGACAATCTCTGCCTCAGATAGGTATGGGCGCATCTCTTCTCTAGCCTTCTGCTGTTCAGTTAGCCAGATAAGCTGGAACATCTTAGCATAGTCAGAGCTATTCTGACCTTCTAACTTCTCCCATTGGCGACGAATCCACGTAGGAGCAAACTGCTTGATAGAAGCATCTGGTCCATATGGGAAAGCAAAGCCAATAACTTCTGATAGTTCTGGCTTCAACTTCATTAGGTTAGCCACAGGGATAGCACGAAGAGGGCCTAGGTTAACACCGAATGGGTTACCTTGGAAGGCTACATCTAGGCTTCGCTTGCTAATACCAACCTGGTCAAGGGATGATAATCCCTCTCCGATAATTGGAAGCTTCTTAAATACTGTAGGAACCTGTAGCCACATTGTATCATCAGCATTATATGACTGATTAGGTGGTACTGGTTCGCCATTCTCATCAGTTACTAGGCCCATACGGTTAGGTGCGTTCCAGATTAACTGTGCACGGTAGATAATTTGTGGGTTATTAGCACCGATTCTGAACCATGTCTTGAGAGCATTCTCTTGTGCAGAGAAGAATGGCATGATAAAGCGTAGCACGTGAGCTGCATTGGTGCGGCGCTCTACGTTATACAGGGTAGACTTTACACCCTTTAGAGCGTCAGCACGGGCTGCCTTCTCTAATGCAAACTGAATACCTTCGAACTCTTCACGGCTAAGTGTCTTGCCACGTAGCTGTTCGATTGTACCTAGACGCTCAGTTATGCTCTTGCGGTACAAATCAATGAACAATGGGTGACGTGCCCATGCATCTTCAGGCATTGTGGCTAGCCACTTGAATGACTGGTTGATAATGTTACGTGCAATACCTACGCTCTTGAGGTTTAGGTTCTCATCTAGTAGGTGTCCATGTACGATAGGTAGCTTATCTGGGTCCTTAACTGCAGCACGCAAGAAACCTTCAGTTATCTTTGCGCCCGTTCCAGTAGGTCCACCAAACAATAGCTCTTCACGAATACCATATCCATCTGGAATATAGTTATCAACGAAGCCTTTAACTGTATTGACATATTCGATAGCATCTGTACGGGCTAGGTTCAAGCGGCTTCTCAAGCCAGCTTCACCTTCTAGCCACTTGCCTACATCCTCTACTCGTTCTCCGGCAATAAGCCTACGAACTACAGCAGAGTTCATAAAGTCTTCATTGATAGCCTTAGTCCAGGCCTGATAATACTGTGGGTCTTCAGGACGTACAGCACCACGGCTCTTTGACATAATGCGTGGGCCATATAGAGCTGAGTAATCCTGTAGCAATGAGCGGAATGATGTATCAGATGATGACAACTCACGGAACAATTCACCGTTAGGGCTACCGAATGAGTCATTAACTGTGTACTTTACACCGTCCGCACCATTGATTACGCTTGCAATATCAAAGGTTCCTTCGCCTTGCTTAATCTTCTTGGAAGGAATAGCAGCCTTTTCTAGCTCTGATAGGTAGCGATTCTGGCCATCATATACTGCCATCTTGGTCTTTAGCTCTTGGGTTAGAGCTACAATCTTGCCAGTAATGTCAGCATTCTCTGGGTCCATAGCTAACTGACCATCAAGTTTCTTTAGTGCTGCCTCACGTACTGATATTTCTTTACCTAAATCGCGTAGATTTCTACGTACAGTATTTACATCTGGTCTATCAACCATCTTAAATCTATCAACAAGACGTGACTTAGATGCATAATCAGCTACGTTGTTCATCAAGTTACGGCTACCAGGGCCTAGATGACGTAGAGAAGCCATGGCTCCTACGGTTGCCCAGATACGTAGCTGTGAATCAACTGCGTTACGGATAGGATAGCCTAGGCGGAGAAGTACCGAGGCTTTCCATAGGTCAGAAACAGACTCTTGAATGTCAGTTGCACGGCCAGCAAGGGCCTTGATTACACTCTGATTAGCACCGATAACTCTATCGATAGCATCAAAGTCTGCAATAGGTAGGAAGTTAGCTGTCTGAGACTCAAGAAGTGGTACTCGAATCATACGATTCTCGACGGCATCCCATAGGAAGCCCTCTTCTCTAATCTCACGCATCTTACCAGAGCGTGCAGCAACGTGGAAATTAAATAAATTCTCAGCAGTTTCTAAGTCAACTCCATGCTTAGCTGCTACTCTACGGTATCCAACGTTCTCTAGCTCGTTAACAACTAGGCCACGTGCCTCAGGAGAGGCTGCTGCAGCGTAACGTGTAACGTATTGTGCGCCTTCATTGTCGCTCATCAAGCCTTTGGAGCGTAGACGCTCAACAGTTGCTGTGATTTCACGGATAGATTCACCATCATTGAGGTTAACCATACCGCTAGGACGCTCACGTTGTGTCCATTGTACCACAGAATAAAGCTTATGATAAGGAGTTGGTTGGTACATTGTTACATTTGGTGTACCAACTTCACGATTATAGTATGGAACTGTACGTGCTGTAGCCTTAAACCGTCCTGTTGCAGCTTCTCCACGTCCAATACCACGTGTTGCAGGGGCTTCTTCAGCAATACGCTGTAATTGCCCGAAATATCTGTCATGTTCAGCCCAAGCTGCGATATAGTCCCTATCAGCCTGGATTTCATCAGGTGTACGCATCAAGAAGCTGAGCATTCCCTCTTGCTGCTCTCCAAGCATTCTCTCTTCTTCACGAAGTAGAATCTTTAGGGAGGAACGGTCAAGCTCTCCATTAGCAATGCGTAGTGGTTCAGCCAAATCTGGGCGACGTAGTTCTTCTAGACGCTTGATTCCTGAATCATCACCGAGGATTGCTAGCATTGTATCTAGCGCTTCCTCTTTTGTCCTGGTTTGTCCTAGTAAGTACGCAACATCTGTCTCATTGTTTGTTGCTCGTACCCATGGATGGGCCGCTGCCCACATAGAATCATTAGCTGCAAAGTCTTCAGCTAGCTTAGTGTAGTCATTAATCACATCACCAGCACGAGCTGCTCTGATTCCTTGGATAGCTTCCCAAGCATCGTCGACTGAGCGAATAACCTTAACTGATTTAGCAATACCCAATGTTGGGTCTAGCGCAAACTGCGCAATTGTATCTATTGAGCCGGATACGGCACGGCCAAATACACTTCTAGAGAAAGCTTCTTTGCGTTGCTTCTCATCATAGATGTTAAAATCACTGTCTAGAAAATCTGGTGTAATCTGGTCAGGTAATAGTTTGGCTGGACGTAGCAAAGCTGATGCAGCAGACTGACCAATTGAAATTTCATTACGAGCGCCCCAGGCTTTTCTTAAACCATTAGCACTAATGTCACCCTGTCCGGAAAATAGGAACGCTGCGCTTAGTGGCTCACGAAGAAGATTCTGTGCAGTCTTATCAACAGCAGCAATTACACCACCAAGAGGACGTGCAACATTCTTGCCGAAATCTACACCAGCTTGACGCAGGGTATTATAGAATCCATTGAATTCTTCTCTATCATTGAATGGAGCTGTAGCTACATCCCATACAAACTTAGCTGGAGACACGACAGCAAGGCCGACATCGCCAACCCAGTCTGCTGTACCTTTAGCTAGTTTACCTAGACGATTCCAAAGTTCCACTAGATAGCCCTCATTAATGTGTTGATAATCTGACGTGTGTCTTCAGATGTATCGTCACGTCCTGCAATGTATGCAAGGATTGGATAGTAGGCATCCATGTTCTGCTTAAACTTCTGGTCACCCATTCCACCGCCAGGAAGGGTTAGTGCTTCTGGTCCTGGTGTCATCATGCCAACAGGATTAGCTAATGAACCAGTTGTAATATCTTCACCTGCACGCATAGTGGCGTCAGTAATTGTAGGCATTGGCCCAAGCTCTGATGCAGGAATACGCATAGGACGAGCGCCGCCTGCTGCGGCAGGTGCTGTGCTCTTTACACCAGGAGCACCAGCTTGTTGCTGCTGTAGTGCCTGAGTAGCGCCGTATTGTCCACCACCGGTTTGACGTAGTTGCATGGCTTTACGAGCTTTGTCGCCAGCTTGTCCATTACCGCCTGTAGCTGAAACACGGTTAGGATTATTCTGTGGCGCAGTAGGGCGCATTCCGCCTCTATTCTCTTGTACTGCCATTACTATTCCTCCTCAGGAACATAAGAATATTCTTCTGCTGATAGTAGCATTCCCTTGGCCAACCAAGGATTCATATTCTCACTTACGTCTGTCATTAAGTATCGCGTACCGTTGTAGTCGCTCCACTCACTTACTAGTACCCAGCCTGTGCAAATCTGACTATCCGAATCTTCTAGCTCTTCAGCTAGGATTCTCATAGCTTTATCGATTGCCTCTGAGAACTTACTCACTTGTATTGTTCCTCGACATAAAATGGAGGAGATGTATAAGCGCTAAGCTTAGAAGCTATCTCCATAGCCATCATTGGTTCTGCGCCAGCATAGAGAGCGCCAAGGGCATACGGCCCGCCCGAACCTATCGAGTAGAGATTATCGTCACTCTTAATGACAGTAAGCTCTTCATCAATATCAAATGTTTGTCCTCCAACCACCATAAGGAATTGGAAGCGCATTGAATCTTTTTTCTCACCATCAAAGTTATAACCATTGTCAATCAGGCATTTACGCAGTGATGGCATTGCCTTAGTCACCATATAGTGATAAGGGTCTTTTTTGTCTTTAGCACTAAACACAGGTGGCACCCAGATATTCTGAGCCACATCACATGGAGCAACTTCTCCAGCCCCTGCAATGATTAATGCACCGCGCTTAGAAATCTTACGCATACGAGGGTGAGAATAAATTCTACCATCGTCACCAGTAACTCGGCTATCAGCTAAGAGGACGCTCTTGTCGTCGTACTCAATACCAATAATTGTTGTCATCGTCCCCTCCTGTGTTATCTAAGTCCGGCTAGTAAACTCATTATGTCTGGAACTCCACCGGCTTCTGGCCCTGGAGTAAGAGCGCCTCCTACTGGAACGCCAGCGGGAGCAGGGGACGGTTGCTCAACCATAGAGGGTGCCCCAGCAGGAGGAACTTGTTCTGCCGGTGCGAAGATGTCTTCAATAGCATCTTCGATTGCTCTGCCCTTTTGACGTGCTTTGATTACCTGAGCAATCTTAGCTACAATCTGGCTAGCATCTCCACCTTGAGCAGCAATTTGTGGAATAGCTTGAGTGTATTGTTGTAGCGACGCAAGCAAAGCTTGGCGCATATTTTCAATCTCAATCTTCTCTACTTCTTGGCTAACGTTAACTGTGAATGGTAGTTCACGCATTGCCATGTCTTTAGAGATTAGTCCACCACCAAGGGCTTGTAGCATAAAGATAAGACCCTGTGCTGGGTTTAATCCTGCTAGCATACCATAACGCACATCTGCGCTAAAGTCGCCCTTAATATCTTTCAACGGGCTATAAGTAATTTCATATGGAGCACCAGAGTCAACACCACGAATGGTCTTCTCTGTTGGGAAAATCTTCTGGTCAATCTCAAAGCAAATCGAGATTACATCACGGAGGGCGCTAGCAAAGACAGCTTGTGCAGATTTGACCTGAGTGTCGAAGGCACCCATGAGAGCCTGAACGCCCTGGCCCGTGACAATCGATGCGTCAATGTTGCCCGTACGTCCTTCAGGATAACGAGCACCAACACGCAATTCCTGATTAAGTAATGTTTGCTCTGTGAATGCACCTTGTGGAATTGTAAGCTCAACGCGACGAACACCTGCAGGCTGGCTGGTACGGATAACCGCATCTCCACCAAGCTGTAGCTCTTGTACATCTTGTGGAAGTACGATAGGAGCCTGTACAGATTTCTCTGCTGCTTCCATTGCAAGAAGAGCAAAGCGGTTGCGGAGCAACTGAATACCAAGGATATCATCAAACTGTCCACGTAGTTCTCCATCGATAGATGGTTTACGTGCAACAATTACCATCATCTTGCCGATTGGATTCTTGGCAACTGATAGTACTAGGTTATCTTTGTCTGGTAAGTAAACTACTGATTGGTCTTTGTCGTAGTAACGAACCATTTCAATCATGTAGTTCAAGTCTTGCTTGTAGCCTAAGCCACCTAGCAGTTCACGCTCAAACTCTGGAAACATTGATACAAGTTCTCCGAGAGTCATTTGATAGCGCTTTGCGAATGCTATGCACCGACCGTAGCGGTCAAATTCAGGGTAAGCACCCAGTGGGTTTTCTAGGCGGATGCGTGGCAGGTTCGCTTCCATGTCCAGTTCAATAATGAACGGCAGGAATCCATAAGTTAAGTACCAGTCCGCCCCTGAATACATTTGTACGGATAAGTCAGAATGAGCAAAATAATTGCTAGCAATGCGAGTACGCTTGTCAGCGAATGCACGAGCACGGTCGCTCGTTTGATTTGCTGCGGAACAGTTGACCGCAGGCAGAGGCGCCATAACCTCAGATAGGTCTCGAGCAACAACGTCAATAAAATTCGCAACGACATTTGCGTCTACCCCATCTGGAAAGAAATCAGGGTATACGGATGCAATCTCTCCCTTGCGTACGGCAAGGACGTCTTTGTTACGAGCATCCCTGTCCGCGTTGCGATAGCGTAGTGACTCTACGCGTGCCGCAATCTGTTCGATTGATAGTGCCATAGTTTCCTATCCGTATACTTCAGACCATTGCTCTGCAATAGCCTCATCTAAGTTAATTGCCATGCGACGTTCTTTTTGAGCTCTTGTAGCCCATCGGTTGTTAGCCCATCTGGTTGATTGACTTGACTGCTGCATCAATTCGCGGATGCGAATGATGGCAAACCATAAAGCCATAACACAGTCAGTTGGGTTACGTGTTTCAGGTTTCCAGGTTATTAGCTGTTGAACTAAAGCCTTTAGACCTTCGCTACCCTCATTACTTGGTAGCTCAATTATGTTGTTGTCTTGGAATCTTCCATCTCTAAGGCTACCAAAAAGGCTTGCCATAGAAGCCACACCGAAAGAAGTATCCCACTTATTCTTACCAGTGAAGTGAGAGTTAAGCTGGCAACCGTACATGGACAACCATTGACGCAAGTCGTCATCAAGTGCGTATGCTTTTTGGTGTGCGTTAATTTCAATTCGTAATTCCTGAGGCTTGTACTTTTGCACCCAGTCCTCAATCAGTGCTCTGATTTTCATTGGAGTTGGGTCTGTCATATTGACAGCATCCAAAATATAAATCATGCTATCTGCACGGTTATATGTCGCGACCACCGCTGCCGTGTTCCCCGTCATCGCAGGGTCGAGACCAATAACCGTGTAAGCTCCGTCTAATCTTTGAGGGTGGCCAGGAGTACCCGGCTTAAGCGGTCCGCGCTTTCGCATACCGTTGACACATCCTGCAACTGCTGCTGGCGCAAAGATAGCGTCTTCGACGACGTCTTCTTGTTGATAGACCATTGCCCAGACAGAAGGCGCCACTTCGCTTCGTCTAGTGAAGAGAGCTCCCCCGTCCCATTTGGGGTATAGTCCTTGTTCATTTGCTTCGTCTTTCTCGCCCTCGGGCCTGTCAGTATAAGGCCACAGTGTTTTCCAGTTTGCGGGCTTCTCATCAAATTCTAATACCGCAGGTTGTGCAAAGTAAGTGAACGGTGATTTACCACCGGTCCATTGCTGACCGTCCCGAATCATCTTATATAAATCTACCGGAGCAACACGGGTCCCTACGATAAGTAGTTTCCCGTGTCGTCCTAAGCGTGTGATGACTTCTTTCTGAAGCCACTCAATTTGCTTCTCCCATTCATGGGCGTTTGAGTTCATCACAACATCGTCGAGGATAATCAAATCTGCACGTGCACCGTAGATTTGGCTACCAAAACCAAGAGCCTGGACGGTAGGGTCTTTTTCGCCTGAGTCACGTCCTGAGCCTAAATAAATCATGTCAGCAGACCACGTCGTGGAATCTGCCTTGTATCCACCATTCGGGCCAAAGGCCGTCTGGAGCTTAATCCAGTTCGGGTGGGAAAGTCGGGTCTTGATGGCGCTTAGGAACTTGCGGGCCATGCCCTGGGTCTTAGAGACTACAATGATGCGTACGTTCGGGTCAACGGCTAGTCTGTAGGTCACGTAGTTAATCGTGATGACGGTGGACTTAGCGTGCTCGGGTGGTACGTTAATCAGGACGCGGTTTGCCGCGCCGGGTTCATAAATCATCGATGGGTGTATCCAGCGGGGCTCGCGGCCCTCAATCAAGTCGACCCAGTCCTTATGATGGTCAAAGAGCTTGGTATCTAGGAACTGCTCAGAGAACTCCTCAAAGGAGATATCCTTTAGGTTCTTCAAGTCAGATTTGACGCCCTTGCCTTCCAGGCGGGCTTTATCGCTGCGCTCTTTGAACTCAGGGTCCTTGAGCACCCATTGGCGGAAGGTAACCTCATTGCGGTTCACAGAGGCCATAGCCCCGGTAATGGTAGCCCCCTGGCTCAGCTGCTGGAGCACCCGCTCCTTAGCCTCAGCCATAGGTATATCTACCTTGCCTGGTTTGCGTCCCATGTTTCTCCTAAGTCAGTGAGCAGTTTGCAAACGCCTTGCTCAGGGCGGAGCCCGGGCCAAGCCGGTGCTCTAGTATCGGTAAAATCACAGTAATAACGCCCGTCAGATAACGGGCAGTATATCCCCATATGTAATATAAATTATTATATATATTATATAAGCGAGCGAGCCGAAGAGCGAAGCTCGCTCTATATATGGAATTATTATTACATATATAGATAACCTGTTCAAATCTGGAAACCGAACAGGTTTCCTAGATATATTTATATATTCAGGGTATAATGTCCTATTTTGTCCTATTTTATAGGGGGGCTGACTTATAACAGAAAATTTTGGATGGATACTATATACGCGTAGCCCTGAGCGTTAAACAATGCTGGGGTCAAACTGAGAAGTTCCTGAGAGTTTCCTGAGAATATCCTGAGTCTGAGAATTGTCTGAGTGTTATCTGAGTAATTCCTGTGACTACTGACTATCTGCCCGACTTGTTATAAATCGCCCCCTATACCCTAAATAAAAGTATTTGCCCCTTATGTCCGATTAGTACAAGTGTTCGATAGGTTTCCGGTGAGTGTCCGATTTGCCCTATTGGTCTATTGTGTCGGTTATGTCTAGACACGCCGTAATTGTTATATGCTTGACAAGTTGCGTGTGTCATGGTATAATCTGCCCCCTGTAATCGTGTGACGTAAATCACAATTTTTGAGCGTGGGGGAAACTTGACACACTTAGGGTTATGGTGTAGTATTCTTCCCGTCATCAAGTTATCCGACAAGGATAAACAAGACACGCCGATATTGGCAGACTTGACAAGTTCAGGAAATCTGGTAGAATAGGCGCAACAAGTAAATAGGGGAAAGTTTAGGTTTAGGTTTCATGCCTAATGATTAGACACCTAGCAACAGCGGGTCGCCCGTGGGTATCACGTTAGAATTGACCGACACGCCGACACTTTCCCCCCTACTTGACAAGCACGACAAGATAGTGTAAGATACGCATTACAAGTTAGAGAGAGGAGATGGGCAAGTGACCCGTGTATATCATGGGTCGGGTAGTATCGTAATGACACCGCCTACAATACGGGCTAGTCGCCCGTGGGGTAAGCGCAACCTAAACTTAACGGGTGCTGTATGCTCACCGGTGACTATCACCGACAAGCATGGCAACACACGCACAGTAGCACCGCTTGTTCATGGGCAAGTAGTACGCCTACACAAGCGCACCTACAAGGTTGTTATGTCTGGCGAGCGTACGATTAAACCCGACTTGACAGAGGCACAAGAAAACGCTATACTAGCACAACTACGCGCTAACGCTCAACCGATAGCGCAAGGATTCAACATACACGATAAATAGGGGGTATCATGGCAACAGGATACAGGACACACTTTACAGGGGTTTGGGTGTGCTACACTTGTGGACACTTATGCGAGTGTGAAGGTGATGAATAATGGCTACACGACTAGATGAGATACTTGCCCACTATGAGCGACTAAACCGCGCTCTAGATAGGCAGGAGAAGCGAGAAGTATTCGGGCAGAAGGTACGCCTAGCAAGGGCAGACTTGAAGCCAGCAAGCAAGCACACTAGACTTGTGGGTTTACAGGGTAATTAGTAGGTAGTCGCGCACACCTAACGGGTGCGAGGGTTCAAGACCCTAGCGCGACACGCGGAAATACCGCAACGCTTGACACACCTTAGGGGGGTGTGATATACTATGGATAACATGCTAGAGTTCAGCGTGAGTAATTGGGGGATAACCCTAAGCACCGCGCCCTTCTACTTTAATATGTCATGGGGGTTAATTCTCCTAGTGGCAGGGTTAATAGTAGCCCGCAAGATTATCAAGGTTAAACGCTCATGAGTAATGGCGATTACCTAATAGTGCTAACTCCTGCTGAGTTAGACACTCTACGCACAAGCCTACGCAACGAGAGCGCACGGCTCAAGCAACAGGGTTTCACAGGGCTACAAGCCTATGTCGATAACCTACGCGACAAGATTTCCAACATGATGATAGACCAAGCACAGGCACGACTTGACAATAAGGTCAAAGCGTGATATAATACGGCTAACAAAATCACTTAGGGGGTGATTATGATAGACAATGAGGACACGACAGAGGACATGTTATCCTGTGCCCAATGCCACCATGAGGACATAGAGGACAACATGTTTCACACGCACTATGGTGACGTAGTGTGTGAGGATTGCTTAGCCTCATGCGAGCATTGTGATAACACAGGCGCAACTAATGACGATTGGTACACAGTATCCGGCGAGAGTTGGTGTGAAGCATGCTACGAAAATGACAGTTTTTACTGTGACAGGTGTGATGAACACATCAACAGTAGGCGGTACAGTAGTGCCCGTGTAGGTGACTATACTTGGTGCGAATATTGCTTAGAGCATAGCGCAAACTTTTGCGAGGACTGTGACGAGTATTATGACTCTGATGAGAATTGCTATACTTGTGACGGCGGTTTTACTAACGAGTTAGTACAAGACTATCGCTACAAGCCAGACCCAGAGTTTCACGGCATAGATAAGCACGGCTTGTTTATGGGGTTCGAGTTAGAGATGGAACTCAACAACATCACCGGCTCTGAGTATGCTCAAGCGGTCGAGAGTACCCGCGTACTATCAGACACACGCACGGCATACCTTAAGCATGACGGCAGTATCAACGGGCGCGGCTTTGAGTTAGTCACTCACCCGCATACCTTGTACGCCTATGAGCATGCCAAAGATTTATGGGATACTATCGAGCAGTTGCGTGACAAGTATCGCGCTCGCTCATGGGATACCAATAGTTGTGGGCTACATGTCCATGTATCTCGCAACGCGTTCAAGTCTGGCGCACATGTCCATAGATTTATCCGCATGATTTATGAAAATCCTAGAGAGATGTCTAAGTTAGGTGGTCGCAAGAATAATCGCTACGCCACCTTCAATGATGTCTACATACCTGATGACTATGGCATACCACGCTTTACTGTACGCCACAAGGTACACAGCAGACAGTTGATAGGTAGTGAGCGATATAGCGCGGTCAATACTAACAATGAACACACACTAGAGTTGCGCTTCTTTAGAGGCAACATGAAGCGAGAGGGTATTATGTCTGCCCTTGAGCTCACTCACGCTGCGGTCGAGTACACTCGCGACTTGAGCGTGTCTGACGTAAAGTTAGGCATGCTTAGTTGGGAGTGGTTCGCCGACTGGGTAGCCAGCAACAACGGCTTATACCCTAACTTATATGTGCGTATGGCAAAAGTGCCTAGCACTAACCTTGATAACCGACCACTACTCAACGCTTAGGGGGTGTTGTATGTGTCTATTAGTTGTCTGTAAGCCTAACTCTATTCCAAAGAGTGATGAACTTACAGCCGGTGCGTGTGCCAACCCACACGGATACGGGTTCGCTATGGTAATTGACGGCAAGATTTTCCGTTATCGTACCATGTCTGCTCGTAAAGCCGTGTCCAAGTTTATCCACATGCGCCAACAAAATCCTCACGGCTATGCTATCTGGCATGCCCGCTATGCTACGCATGGTGTAAAAAATGAGGCTAACTGTCACCCGTTCCAAGTGGGTGACGATACCGATACAGTACTAGCGCACAATGGTGTACTAGATACCTTTATCGACAAGCATGACAAGCGTAGCGATACGCGAGTCTTTGCCGAGGATACTTTACCTAGACTCGGCGGTGTCCTTGCTTTAGAGGACACCAATATCTACCGCATGATAGAAGCGTGGGCTACCGGTAATAAGATAGCGGTACTCACGACTAATCCAAAAGCGCAGTACCAACTGTACCTAATCAACGAACATTTAGGTACATGGGACGAGCATGGTGTATGGTGGTCTAACAGTAGCCACAAGCGTACAACGTACACATCTACATACAAGACAACCTATACACCCACCACTACCACCACCACCACATCACACCTAGACACGGACTACTATGCCGAGCAGACTTACTACAATGAGTTGCTACTCGCCAATGATGACGAGGTAGTCATAGATATGTGCCCTAGTTGTGAAGCACTCATTGACGTAGACTTGTCAGCAGAAGTATGCCAATACTGCGACACGTGTATGTCTTGTCTTAGCACATGGCAAGACTGTATGTGCTACACGCCACACTCAGCCCGCTCATATGTCAAAGACAACGACTTTGACAACCATTGGGTAAGAGTGTATAATAAAGATAAACAAGCAGTACCATTTTAACCAACCAACTAGAGAGAGAATAACTACCCATGAACAAAGAACTATTAGCCGATAGCCTAGCCTATGTATCAGCAAGCCTATCAAATGTAGCAGATAACCTATATGAACTAGCCAACCAAATAGAAGTAAATGGCACAGATGATTACCACCCACGTGGTACAATTCTTAAAGCAACGCCGGACCAGACCCGCTTCAAGCCTAAGTCCATGTGGGTATCACAAGGTGACGGCACATACAAGCACCTCAATGGTAAGAAGGGATTAGTAACCACACATGACAGACTCGACGGATACACAGAAGTCATCTTCTCAGCGTAATCGTATCGCCGTAGCCGAGCCACTAGCGGGTATGCTGGTGGCAGGCTATGTCGTTATCGTATTCCCTGACGACACCGCTAAACGCTCTGTATTCTACGGCGCGTTCGATACCTTAGACTCAGCCCTAGACTGGGCAGATGTACTATCAGGTATAGTAACTGTACACCCTATCTATAAACCTACTACGAACAGAGGATAAGATGAAGGGCGCATGCTCTAACCACCCGAACCCTGACCTATGGTTTCCTGAACAACCGCAAGGCAGACCTTCTAATGCTAAGCGCAAACTACTTGCGAGTAGAGTTATGCTGGCACTTAGTATCTGTGATGATTGCCCCGTCAAAGCAGAGTGCCTAGCCGAGGGTATGAAGCCCGAGAATATAGAGCATGGTATATGGGGTGGTATGCTAGCCGGTGAGAGAATACTTGCTGCTGGCATAGACACTAATCGTACAATCCGAAGCGACGCTATCGTATTCGCAGAGGGAGTGAGAGCATGGCAAAGTATTTCAGTAGACTAACAGTAGCAGCAATCTTTACCGCTATCTTCACCATTGTGGTGGTCGAGCCCCTAACTCAACCCCATAAGTATCCTACCCAAAAGGTATGGACTAAAGAGGATAGCAAAGGTTACGCCTATGATAGACTATCTGTCTGGCGTGACAAACAAATGGCATGCCTCAGTAAGTTGTGGGGTAAAGAGTCAGCATGGAACCCTGAAGCATACAATAAAATAAAAGTCATGGGTAGAAATGCTGGCGGTATTCCGCAACTACTGGGGCTTGACCCTAACACCCCCGCAACCAAGCAAATCGACAGAGGGTTAGAGTATATCTTCCATAGATATCATACCCCCTGTCGGGCTTGGAAGTTCTTTAAGGAGAATAACTACCACTAATGGGCAAGTCGTATGGTTCAATTAGGGAGAGGATACTAATGTGTGCCTCATGCTCTAAGCCGATAGGTGATAGTGATTACTACACAATACTAGGCAGAGGGCTAAAGAAGTATTTATATCATAGCACCGCGCAACTGTGCGCTAGTGCTGAACCATTACAGAAAGATTGGTACAGACAGAATGACAGAACAAACACCAAGACATATCACAGAGCTCAAGCCAGACTACAAGACAGCGATGGATATACGTGGAACACCGACTACAGTCTGCCCGTGTGGCTCGGAGATATGGAACCTGAAGACAATCTTTGACAGAGACGACGGAACTATTGCCCTATACTTTACAGATATGGAGTGCGCTGACTGTGGTACACTAGCTACCGCACCTCAACCTGAGGGCTCAACGCTGGAGGACTGATGCCAACATACGAATATAGATGTGGTAAGTGCGAGTCGCTTACTGTACTTTCCCGTTCCGTAGATGAGCGTGATGAACCAGTCACGTGCGTCTGTGGATTTAGTTCAACAAGAATATACAACGCAGTTGGTATCCAGTTCAAGGGTACTGGCTTCTACAAAACTGGAGGATAAATGATTACTTATGATTTAAACGCAGAGGACGTAGCCAACTTAATCAAGGCTCATCTCTGCGAGGATTTAGAAGTCACCGAGGTTGGGGATTATACCCTGATACGAAGTGATAGTGACAAGTTCTATGGTATGGTTAAGACTTATGAAGTCGGACCCATAATCTTAACCGGAGAAGACCATGGGAAAATCACTATGGGTGCGAGTGCTTATGACTATACTTCCCTGTTCATAGCAGCCACACCTGAAGGCGTGTTCCAATTCAACCTATCTCTACTAAGACTAGAGTTTGAAGACTATACAGACCCAGAAGCGGGCACAGATATTAAAGTCGCTGAACTGGATGAGTCTAATAGTACTCAGATTCTAGAGTGGTATCCTGAGTTTGCTAGTGAGGATGATTATATCGACGCACTAATGAGCAACGGAGATAAGATTGGGTTTGATGAGGACGACACTTGGTAATATGGAAATGGCTAGTCAAGTTCGCACCAGTAACATTACTTATAGTGTTCTTGCTAGCCATAACCATACTGACTTATACTATTCTAGGTCTGGGGATTCTGATATCTCATCTGTTTCCTTGGCATCCTTGAAGTCTTCATCTTCGTAAGGCTTGAAGCCACCAAGCTTATTGACTAACCTTTTTATAGCACGCTTGTGACGCATTCTCGCTGCGTCCTCCGTGCCGAGAGATAGAAAGTTGGCTATCTCCTTGAAGTCACATGACTCTGCATGCCGTAAGAAGATTACCCTCCTATCTTCTTTGGATAACTTCCAGTATGCAGAGTCGATTTCAAGTAACATTACCTGAACATTACCGCCCTCTGCTGGGGCTGAAGGTCTACCAATCTTACCGAGATTTAATTTAGGAGCAACATTAAAGTTGCCCATCAATACAGTGGGAAGCAAAGCTTCTACCATCTCAGGCTCATAGTAATACAAGTCGGATGTATCATACCCGACAGACTTAGCCTTCCATCTCTGACAATAATCCAACGCTTGATTCCTAAGACTACGATAGATGAGGTTCTTAGCATCTCTTTCACCTAAAGATTTCCAGTGCTCTACCTTATTAGGATGCTCAGCAAACCACATATACAGGGCTTGTCTAATATCCTGAAGCTCGCACATTGGAAACTTCTTATGGTACTCAGAGGACACGTTGGACACAATGTAGTCCCACTCTTCTATGCTTTCCCAGTTCATGCTTTGTCGTTCTTCCACTTTCTAGTACCGGTCAACAAGTCTTCTACTGTAATCAGATAACCCTTGGACTTATTAGGTGGAATCTCGCAGGAGATTTCCCGGCCCAATGTCTCAACAGTTTTCTTTAATATGTGTGTCGGTACTATGAAGGTTGACTGTTCTAATACGAACGCCCAATACGCAGCCTCAGTTACCGACAATCCTGATGGCTCCCATGAGCCTGACTTCATATACCAACACTCAGTTTCAATGTAGATGTTGTTGGTAATCCACCACTTCCTATCGCGCTTGACTTCTACTGTGCGCCCACCAGTGAGCAACTCTTCAACAAGCTGCTCACCCTTACGGCCATAGCCGAAGTCAATATCAAACGAGGAGTTCTTGGCCATTTACTTATCCCACTTATCTCTCATTACTAGCAATGCAATGATTGCGTAGTTAGCTAAATCCTTGAAGGAATCTTCCATTGATTCATACTCTGGCTGGTCACTACCTGTATCAATCAAGTTGTTGATGCGAGCAACCTTGTCATGTATCCTAACTCTGAGCCCATTGATAGGCCCGCCCGGTGCATCAGCGATATTGCGTGGGCCGTAGTCCTTGTGCTTCTTTAGCAGGACAGACATGAGTTCATCATATACAATCCTTACGTCGTCTTCGAACTGGGTGGATTTACGCGGTAACTCTTCGCGCTCAAGAGCGGCACGCTCAGTGTAACGTTTAAGGACTCGTTCTCCTTGTGGGTCGCTGTCACCCGATAACCCATACCAACTAGGTGTTCTATAATCTGCCATATCTCTTCACTCTCTATCCTTGAATAGTTTCTTGAGTTCTCCATCGAAGTCTTCCATTACACTTTCTACTATGATATCCTCAACAGTCTCCCCAATTATCTCAGGACTTACTTCTGCTGTGAATAAAGTTACATACGCTGACTGTAAGATATCTTCAAGATAATCTATGTCATGCCTGTTCTCAAACAATCCACGCAATAGCGAACCAATCATAAGCTTATACCCACCCGGCAGAATCAATGCCGGATTAAACTCATCATCGTCTTCAAGCATGTGGTCTACTGCATCAAAGGCATCCTTGAACTTCTGTCCACATTCTGGACACTTAGGCAACTCACCCTTATGATAATCAAACATCTAGAAGTCCCGCCTTCTGGAGTATTGCATTCTCCCCGTAGCTCGCATAATAGGAGTTGACGTCTTCTCCGTCGGGGAATTGAACGATAGTAACTGGTAATTCTCGGGCAAGACTGTTGGCAAATTCTTTTCCAGGTTGGTCTCCATCAGCAAAGACGAAAACTCTTTCGAAGTCTGCCAGTAATCTTGTATAATGTTTCTTCCAACTATTAGCGCCAGGTACACCGACACAGGGAATACCCACGCAAGCGCTGAGAGTAAGAGTATCCAACTCACCTTCGCAAACAGCAATGAAATCACCAGCACGCTCGATGTCAAGAACGTTATACATCTTAGTATCCGCCCCTGTAAGCCCCATATATTTAGGCTCAACAGCGGGATTGAGACTGCGGAACCGTAAATCCACAACGCCGGTCTTAGTAACATATGGTATGCTTAGCCTTCCTGTATATGCTTCGTGTCCTGGCTCAGCCTCTACGACTACGCCTAATCGCGCCAGCCGTGCTGCTTCGATTGGAATACCCCTGCTTTTGAGGTAGTCTTCTGCCTGATAAATGTTTTCCTGGTACTTGAGCGAAGCTCTCTCCAGTAATTCTTTCTGCGAATTCTTTTGCATCTCTTATACTAATTCCTTCTTGTTGAGAAATGATTTGTAAACTATTTCCTTGAACTCCGCATGCAAAGCAGATGAAGATATTGCTGTCAAGGTTTGCGGTACCTGACTGGTGCGTATCTCCGTGGAATGGGCATCTGAGATTAACTTGCCCGTGGTTTCGTCCAACCTGTGCACCGTAGTGGATAAGCACATCTCTAATACTTGGTAAGTCATTCATTTCTCTCTCTAACCCATTGTTCTAAATCCTGTATAACCCATGACTTCTCTATGCCATGTTGCCTTCGCTTCACTACTACGAAGGCTGAAGGTATGGTCGCTAACCCTCGAGCCTTCGCGTAGTTCTTTGCCTCAACCTGCGCTTCGTCCCAAAAGGCAGGTAAGTCTAGCTTCTTGCGGTTCTTTAGTTCAAGGATATATGTCTTACCCTTAAGGAACACATACATATCACCCTCATCTTTGGCACCAGCCTTAGTCAAACGCTCTGCTATAGCCTCATTCTCACGAAGCCAACGCATCACATCAGTCTCGAACTGTGCACCTTTGCGACCATTAGGGTTTGCCATTAGTATGCGCTCTTATCTTTCTCTAGTATTCTTATTGCCCAATCCAATCCATCCTGTACACCTTGAGTATACTCGCCCTGTACTGGTGGCTTGGCTTCTTCAATCTTCCTGATACACTTAGCAACATGTTGCAAGTATTCAGTCTGTGCCATTTCCTTGGCGTGAATCTCTAGATAATCATCATCCATTGTCTTGTCCTTTAACGATAAGTTCAGCATAAGCAT